GTTACTAGACAAGACTACACTTTTAATTGGGCACAATATCAGTCACGATTTAGTGTGGCTCTGGGAGTCTGGCTTTAAGTACGATGGTAAAGTATTCGATACCATGCTAGGTGACTACGTATTGCAGCGTGGTATTAAGATGCCACTAGACCTAGGCACCGTAGCTATCCGGCATAACTGCGAGGTACTAAAGCAAGACACGATGAAGGAATACTTCAAGCATGGGTACAGCACTCGTGATATCCCACATGCAGAGTTGAGTATGTATCTTGAGCATGACTTGGGTGCGACTGAAGGTATCTACAAATCTATACAGCGTAAGTTGCAGACACCACAGGATCAGGGCTTAGCTAGTACGATAGAGATGTCCAATGAGGTGTGCATTGTATTGGCACGGATATATCAGACAGGCATACGAGTTGATCTAGATGCACTGGATAAGGTGCGTGTAGAGTTTGAGAATGAGAAGGCACAGACTGAGAAGCTATTGCAAGAGCATGTACGTAAGTTGATGGGTGATACCCCAATCAATCTCAATAGTCCAGAGCAGTTATCGTGGATCATATACAGTCGTAAGCCAAGGAGTAAAGATGCATGGGCTACAGCCATCACACCCTACATGAAAGACACTGAGTTTAAGGATGCAGTTAAGCGACACTTTGATATGGTGTACAAGACACGGGCAGAGAAGTGCCATAGCTGTAGTGGTAAAGGGTTCTTCCACCGGACTAAGAAGGATGGTAATGCATTTAAGAAATCCACTAAGTGTGGTACATGCAATGGTGTAGGCTTTGAGTTCAAGCCAACTAAAGAAGTTGCAGGTTTAAAGTTCACTGCACCTAATGTGAAGTGGGCTAGTGCCAATGGCTTTGGTACTGGTAAAGATAATCTAGAGACACTAGAGCGTGTAGCTACATCCAAGGGTATGGATGATGCTGCTGAATTTTTAGGCAAGTTGCGTAGGTTATCTGCACTGGATAGCTACCTGAATAACTTTGTAGGTGGCATATCTGACTTCATTAAACCCGATGGAATGCTACACGTTAGATTGAATCAACACATCACATCTACTGGTAGGTTCAGTGGGGCTAATCCTAATATGCAAAACATGCCAAGGAGTGGTACGTTCCCAGTTAAGCGTGTGTTTGTATCTCGCTTTGGTGGTGGCAAGATTATGGAAGCTGACTTTGCACAGCTAGAGTTTCGTGTAGCTGCATTCCTATCCCAAGATCCAGTTGCCATGAAGGAAGTATCGGAAGGGTTTGATGTGCACTCGTACACAGCTAAGGTTATTACGGATGCAGGTCAGCCTACATCTAGGCAGGTAGCTAAGACACATACCTTTGCCCCGTTGTATGGTGCTACTGGGTATGGTCGTACCCAATCTGAGGCTGCTTATTACACACACTTCATGGAGAAGTACAGTGGTGTGGCAAGGTGGCACAGTGTACTGGCTAAGCAAGCATTGAATTATGGCTACATTAAAATCCCTAGCAACAGGGAGTTTTCATTCCCTGATGTCAAGCGTAAGAGGGATGGCACAGTGACACACTTTACTGCCATCAAGAACTACCCAGTTCAATCCTTTGCTACTGCTGACATCGTACCTTTGGCACTGGTAGAGATCTACAAGAGATTGAAATCATACCAAAGCTGTGTGGTTAATTCAGTACACGATTCTATTGTGATTGACGTACACCCTGACGAGGTCCAACAGATAGTGGATGTAATCGATTCAGTACAGGCAGATCTAGTAGGTTTGATTAATAACAAATGGAGTATAAATTTCAATGTTCCCCTTGCACTTGAAGCAAAGATAGGGGATAATTGGCTAGAGCAAAAGGAGGTTCACCAATGAAACTCGAATACAAACATGACGGCAAACAATTCACATTCAGTATCGATGGCGTTGTCGTAGAAAGAAGTAGTAATGTGCATCAACTAGTACAGAAGGTTAAGAAGTACCGGCTAAGCTACGATGCACAAGAATCAAGCAGAAGTAAATATCAAATATAGAAAGGTAATCATGTCAGATCTTACATTAGTAAACAATAGTAACTTTGCAGCAATGGCACAAGCCATGGGTATGGGTGCAGATATTGCTGTGCCTAAGAAACAAAACACACTAGCCCGATTGAAGTTGGATCACAAGGGCATTATGGGCGAGAGCACTGTCAATGGTAAGAAGAAGAAGGTAGAAGTTGTAGCTGCAGGTAGCTACGTACTGGATCGTCCTAACCTTGACCCAGTGTATGCATCGGATGTATCTATCCGTTTGTTTAATCAACGCTTCATGTACAAGCGTTACATCCAAGGCAGTGGTGATAGCAAAGGCAAGTATGTCAAGACTATCATGGCTAAGGATTTGAAGGAAGACTTACGTGACAATGCAGGTGGATTTAACTGTGGTAAACCAAGTGGTTGGATTGAAGACTACGCTGCACTGCCTGCTGAGACTAAGACACTGTTGAAATCCATCAAGCGTGTACGTGTACTGTTTGGTGAGGTTACATTAAAGGGTGCAGTAAATGCAAAGGGTGAAGACTTAGGTACCCTTGAATCTGTCCCTTTCATTTGGGAAGTAGATAACAAGGATGCATTTAAAACATTAGGTGCTCCTATTGCACAGATGGCTAAGCAGAATCGTATTCTGCCACAGCATTCAATTACTCTAGGTTCCGATGAGCAGTCTTTACCTACAGGTGCATCGTACTATTTACCTACAGCAACATTAGAACTCGGCTGGACAATTGATCTAGTTGATACTGATCAGGTATTGTTTGCTGACTTCAATGCGTGGATTGATAACTACAATGACTACATCGTCAAGGAGTTCAATGACAATGTTAAGGCACAGCCTGATGCAGAGCTTGCTGAAATTGTTGAAGAGTTTGTTGACGTAGAGGTAGAGTAATGCATCATCCTGCCGAGTTAAAGATACACCAGTATCTCAGTAAGGTCAGACATGGCGATAGTACACTTAGCGAGGAGGTTGTAGAACAAGTCGTTAGTGATGTCCGTGCTGCCTTACTCCGGCAGTTTGTAGATAAGAGGGATAACAACTTCTCATTGCGAATGTCAAACGTAGGGCGTGACTACTGTCAGCTTTGGTTTGATAAGAACAGTCCACAAGATGCTGTTCCTCACTCTACAAATTTCATAATCAACATGATGATGGGTGACATAGCTGAGGCTGTGTTCAAAGGTTTATTAACTCAAGCAGGTGTGGCATATGCAAATGGGGATAAGGTAACTCTGGTTGCTGGTGATCACACGATTCATGGCACACCAGACCTAGTCACTGAAGGTGCAGTCGATGACGTAAAGTCTGCAAGCCCATGGTCCTATGCCAATAAGTTTGTGGATTACAAAACCCTACATGACAATGATTCATTTGGATATGTAGGACAACTAGCTGGTTATGCTAAGGCAATGGATATTAAAGCAGGCGGTTGGTGGGTAATCAATAAAGCGAATGGTGAGTTTAAGTATGTAGCTGCTGATACGATTGATCTAGATGCAGAGGTGCAGAAGATTAAAGAGAAGGCAGACAAACTAAAGAACAATGAGTTTGAACGATGCTATGAAGCTATACCTGAAACCTATCGCAAGAAAGAGACAGGCAACCTTGTACTCGGAAGGGAATGTGGTTGGTGTTCTTATAGATATAAATGTTGGGAAGGATTAGAAGAGAGACCATCTCTTGTATCACGAGCAGAGAATCCCCCAATGGTAGCGTATGTACACATTGCTAAGAAAGACACAGAGTAATGCGTAAGTTTAGCCAGAAGGCATATGATGCAGCTAAAGCCTATGGCTATCGTAGTGGACTAGAGAAAACTGTTGAGGAAGATCTAAAGCAATTAAATGTAGATGTGAAGTACGAATCTATTAAGATTGAATGGGAAGACTTGTGTTACCGAAAGTACACTCCTGACTTTCTACTACCCAATGGCATCATAGTTGAGACGAAGGGGTTGTTTACTGTAGCAGATAGGCGTAAGCATCTACTGGTACAGAAGCAACACCCTGAGTTGGATATTCGATTTGTATTTGCAAGTAGCAAAAGAAGATTAAGCAAGGTATCTAAAACAACGTATGCAGAATGGTGTGAGAAATACAATTTCTTATACGCAGATAAGAAGATACCAGAGCAGTGGACTAGAGAAGCACCTAAGAAAATAATGCCATTAGAATTTAATCCATATAAAGGAACCAAACATGAGTAACCCCATTAAAAAAGATGACATCGTACTAATTATTCGACCTAACTTTGATGATGAAGATTGGAATGGGACAGTAGACTTAAACATGATGTGCATGCCATCTGATAAATTGTCTGAGGATTCGTATCGTGAATTGTTGCACTTGATGAAGGGCATTGTTACTTGTTTTCATTTATTAAATCGTGATGAAGCTTTTGGTAATATTGTTTCAGATGAAATGGATGATATGGTTAAGTCTGGTGAAATAGTATTTAATGATTTAAATTCACAGAATGAATTCAGCAATGTAATTGATCTAACACAATGGACACAGACAAGGGGGAATGCATGAGCGTAGATCCATTCAATACAAAAAGATTAAACGATGCAACACCGGATGAGTGGGACAGTGCGGTTAAGAACTACAAGTATCCGGAGGTAGGATCAGAAGATTATTTTAATGGGAGTTTGTTTGACAAGGCAGAAGATCTGTTTAAAAGAAAAGAAGAAGAAGACGAAGATGAAGTCAATGAACCACAGCATTACAACTACGGCAAGTTTGAAACCATTGATGTAATCATAGATACACTGGGTAAGTTTGAAGCGATCAGCTACTGCCATGGTAACGTACTTAAGTACACCATGAGAATGTGGCACAAGGATAGACCCATTACTGATTGCAAGAAAGCAAGATGGTATCTAGATAAGATGATTCAATTACTAGAAGAAACAGAGGGGCTGCACTGGTGAGCATTATAGTCGAAGTACATTTTGAGGTAATCTTAGATCCTGAGAGTATGCCCAATACGTACTCCGACCCAGATTACCTAGAAGAAATCATTGAGGAGGCTATCCACGATGCCATGTATGACATTGGGGCAGAGAAGGTTAGCAATGTAAGAATGGATATTGAGGGACTTGAATGAACTACCATGGAATAATAGTAGATACAGCTAGGGATAGTCGTTTATCTGAGCAGGCAATGCAACTGCTTCAGGACTACTACCTACTCACCGAAGAACGAAGCCCACAGGAAGCGTTTGCAAGGGCTGCATTGGCTTATTCTGCAGGGGATATAGGTCTAGCCCAACGGGTCTACGATTACGCCTCTAAGGGCTGGTTTATGTACGCTAGTCCTGTGTTAAGTAATGCACCTAGATACGGGGAGAAACCCAAGGCACTACCCATATCCTGTTTCCTTACCTACGTAGGGGATAACCTAGACGAATTGATTAACCACAATGCTGAGGTAGCTTGGCTGTCAGTTAAAGGTGGTGGGGTGGGTGGACACTGGTCAGATGTAAGGGGTGTCAGTGATAAGGCACCGGGACCCATACCATTTCTTAAAGTAGTAGATAGTCAGATGACTGCATACAAGCAGGGCAAGACTAGGAAAGGAAGCTAT